TTATGAGATGACACACTCCTGAGCAATAGATTGTAATAGTCTTGAGGCATTCCATTAGCAAATCTATGTCCCACTGGTCTGATGACAAAATTCATGTCCTCAGGATGGACATCTTTATTAAAGAAGTCTCCCTTAACACTGAAGAGAGGATTGGAATCTTTTACTAGTTTTTTCTTGACATATTTTAGATACTCCTCAATGTTCTGCATCTGAGAGAAGTATTCAATGAATTTGTCTGCTGCCCAAATAGCATCATTATTATCAATAGTAATCACTTGAGACCTCTCTTTCTCATCTCGTTCTCGATGTCAACTAGGATTTGTTTCTGTTTTAGCATCTCTTTCTTGTATTTTACACGTTCCTCATACATCTTGATCACCAACTGAGGCATTATCCCCTGAACTCCCTGTGTGTACATTGCTCCGTTAGCAGCCACACAGATGTCAGAACAAGTGGTTCCTTGAATGTCAATCTCTTTATTGATTAGTCTGGAGACGTTTTGTCCTGCAACTCGTTCGTGTTTGTGGTCAAGCAGTGTCTCTGGTGAGATGTTCAGGAACCGAATTAGAGAAGGATAAAGAGAATTAAGATCAAAGGACACAACCCAATCATAACCTCCGGGTACGGGCTCTTTGACATACGCTCCTTCATATTTGTCATCACGGCTCGCACTCTGTTTGGGTGGTACAACAATGTTTTTCTCCCTTAGATAGTTGTAGATAATGATGTCCCATAGTCTGACCTGGTAGAAAGTGTCAGCGTAGTTACAATGAGCGTCATAAGCCATCAACATCACAAGGTCAATGAGCTTCATCTTCTCTTCCATCTGGTCGACCAGGTCAACGTCAACCAGGTTGTAGTCTACGAACTTCTGCCACCCCTTGGTGTAGAAGTCTTTGAAAGTGTCAAACTCTGAGTGGTCTAGTTTCTTCTGACCCAGTTCAATCTCAGCGATAACATCCAGACGATAGGATTCACGGTTGGTAAAGGTAAACTTCTTGTAGATGTCAAGGTAATCTAGGATAGACACACCAGCGATGTCATAAGCCTGAACACTCCTGCCCATCCTGTCCTCTTTCATGTGAGAGCTGACAAGACCCCATGGAGATAGTTTGTTGAGTGTAGTGTTACCACAAACCTTCTCGATCCGGTTACAGAGATAGGTGGTGTCAAATAGGTCCACATTCCACCCTGTAATGACCTCAGGTTGAACACTCTCCCACCAGGCAACAAAACTACTCAGGAGATCGTGTTCGTTCTGACAGAGGACATATTCGACATCATCTCGTGATGCCTCGTAGGGGCGAGAACCAAAGGTGATAAGACGTTTAGTCTTAAAGTTCTTCATAGTAATGAGAAGAACTTCCTCAGCTGCCTCTTCTGGTTTAGGGAAACCATTCTCAGACGCAGTCTCAATGTCAAGTGACCATAGTTTGATCTTATTGACATCATAATCAATCTCTCCAGGGTACTCCTCTGCAAGGAACTGGAACAACATTCTGTCGAACCCATAGATCTTTGTTCCCTCTACATCACTGTAGTCCTTCAGGAAGTCTCTACACTCACGAACAGTTCCGGGTTGAACCGGTGCAACGTTTTCTCCCTTCAGAGTTTTGAACCCTGTGTCCTTTTTAGTAGGCATAAAAAAGGTGGGTTTGAAAGGGACTTTCTTTAGAAAGCTACCACCCTCAACATCATCCCACCCACGCAACAAAACATTGTTGCCGTAAAGTCTTGCGAAAGTATAAAAACGCACCTAGTGCCTCAATGTCTTTAGGTATTCTAGCACCTCAGACCTAATCTGCATAAGTTCATCGTAACACTCTTGGTTACGAGCACACTGTCGTAGTCTGTTGTCTGGTTTCAACACTGACTCCGTAAAAAGAGTTAAGGCGTCAGATCTCTTCGTATCGGGGTTCGTAGTCATCGTCGAATTCTGGGTAGTTTCCAGTGGGCAATTGTTCGTCCTCTTGGAGGAGTTCAGGTTGAGGAGCAGGAGTAAAGTCCTCAATGGTCTTTCCAATCTTTGCCAGGTAAGCATCACGAACTTTTTCGCTAGGTTCGACAACAGTCAGAAGGGAGTCTGAATGAAGTAGAATGTGCTTCTCATCAGTGTACTTTGGCCACGGAGTGAGTGTCAGTTTAGAACTGCCACCCACTACCATAGGTTCAACTAGGTGAGCTCTCGGCTCCATCTCCAGTTGTTCCGTCTGCGAGATCAGATACGTCTGATCCTTCAACAACATCAGGGTTAATTGCAGCATCATCAGTTCCTTCAATAGCTACGGAGGCGGGCTCCTCTGGATTTACGAGTTTAGTGTAGGCTTCGACCACGTCAAGACGGGGTTCAAGAATAGCCACGATGTGCTCAGAACGGATGCTGAACTCAGACTCATCTGACACCAGACAATAGGGTGAGAAGTTTACAGAGAGTCCATTATCGTCTTCATTGGGAGTGTATCCAACGACACGAGGATTAGACAGCCAGTAACCTACCAGGTCACCTGTCTCTTTGTTTTCAATCTGCTTGGCGGTTGTAACGATCTGCTGACCGATAGCAGTTACTAGTACTTTTACTGTCATTAATTTGTTATGAAATAAGCACGGACCTATTATAGCACAGATCCGTGCGGTGAACTATTTATTTCAGGAGATGGGAAGCAATTTCCGTTGCTTCTCTTCTGGAATTTCTCTGGCAAGGGTGACACGTAGGAGACCATCAAGGTAGGTGACATCTTCTATGATGGTGTCATCTGCAAGTTGCCAGTTTCTGGCAAAGGATCTCTGTGCAATGCCACGATGGACATACTCTCCATCAGTCTCATAAGACTTGGAGACTGAAACCTGCAGGACTCCCTGCTCTACTGCAACTTCAATGTCATCCTTTCGGAAACCAGCCAGTGCAATCTGCAACTGTTGCTTCTCATCCTCAAGTTTAACAATGTTGTAAGGTGGGTAATTGGTTCCATTGTCAGCAAAGGCATCAAGACGTTTGAACATGTCTTCAAGGCCAATTCCGACAGGGGAATACCTTTCCCAACGGGTTAGTGCGTTCATAAAACTACTCCTAGTTTAGCGAGTGTGTGTTGTGTGGACCCCGAAGGCGTCCATTACTATTTTAGCAACCATGCATTATAAAGGTCAGTGAGGAAAACCCCACCGACCTAAGCAATTATTTGATTTCACCTTTCTACGGGAGCGGCGTATGGGCTTCGGCGAATGTCGGCAGCGAAAATACCGACGGTTTATTTATAATAGTTTTTCAGGCGATCTAATCCTACATTCCAAGTAGAGTAAAACCAACCCACACAGAGATACTTTTGTCCCTCTGTAACAGGACATCCTCTATGAACCATACACCAGGTAGAAGGAAAGAATACTAACTTGCCTGTTTCTGGTTTGATCTTTCTGCCCCATCTAAACTCTGTCTCTCCGCCACCACATTCATTCAGATAGAATAACCAGGTAACAGTTCTACATCCAAGTCTTTCTGGACTGTTATCATAACTGAAATCATTATGCCAAGTGTATCCTACACTGCCAGGATCATACCTCATCATAGTGTAAGACCCATCATAACCATTAGCATAAAGACTTCTAGTCTTTCCTACATGAATCTCATCAAGATAGGTCTTCAACCGAGAAAACAACATCTTTCTGACATCCTCTACCACATCATTCCAATGTGGTAGCAGGTGCATCTCAAGATTATGTGAATCTCTCACAGTCTTATCAACTTCAGCTTGAGGTCCGATCAGTCCAGGTTGAACTGCTCGATCCTCTTGCTCAAATTTTTTGATCATCATCTCACAAAATTCCGGAGTGGCTGCCCCTGGAATTTCCATCACTAAATCATCCATTACTTTTTCTTATCTTTTGCCTTCTGTAAGATAGCGTCTGCTTTAGGGTCGGTGATCAGGACCATTCCACTATCTTTGAATTCTTTTGATTGGTCAACGGGATTGTCGTTGTACTTTTTCATTTCTTAGATCCAATGCTATATTTGGGGACCAAAGTCCATTCATTTTTCTCTCTGTGTGGGAGAATTTTGATCTGTGAGACTGAAGATGCCTCTTCAATCATCTGTTCATTTACAACCTCTACCAAACCCCAGTCAGACAGGAGTTTAGTGATGCGGTTGCGTCTTTGAATGTCATTCTCACTGAAGTCTGAGTGTTTACCATCAAGCAAGAATAATTCTTTGAAGTGAACGATGTAATACTTTCCTTGTTTGTGTAGAATATGACAAGATTGATAGAGTTTCTTTTCAGAGCGAGAGGCGACCCCGATGCGAGTCAGGGTCTCTCTGCACTTAAGAAAATCATCTGGAGACTTCAATCGTATCTCCACCATTTGCGATGCATCCCAATCCATGCGGGTTCATACTAAGTATTTCTTCACTATTTAGATTATCCAAATTTAGAAGATGTAGATGCAATCAGGAATGCGGCATATGTCAGGATGTATCCAACGGTGAAATGTCCAAGTCCAACCACTCGTGCCTGGACGATGGAGAGAGCAACGGGTTTGTCCTTGAAGACTGCCATACGAGCGAGAGGAGTTCTCTGATGTGCCCATACGATTGTCTCGATGAGTTCCTGCCAATATCCTCTCCAGGAGATCAGGAACATGAATCCGGTTGCCCATACTAGGTGACCGAATAGGAACATCCATGACCACACCGCCAGATTATTAGAGGTGAAAGGGTTGTATCCATTGATCAACTGTGAACTGTTGAGCCACAGATAGTCTCGGAACCATCCCATCAGATATGTGGATGACTCATTGAACTGAGCCACATTACCAGACCAGATCTCTAGATGTTTCCAATGCCAATAGAATGTCACCCATCCAATCGTGTTCAATGCCCAGAAGACGGCGAGATAGAAGGAATCCCAGGCTGAGATGTCACAGGTACCACCCCTTCCAGGTCCATCACAGGGGAAGGAGTAACCGAAGTCTTTCTTATCGGGCATCAACTTGGATCCACGAGCATCCAGAGCTCCCTTGACAAGGACCAGGGTGGTCGTGTGGAGTCCCAGAGCGATGGCGTGGTGAACCAGGAAGTCACCAGGGCCAATCGATAGGAAGACATCAGTGTTGCCACTATTCACTGCTCCCAACCAATTCTCCATGTAAGGAGCATCCACCAGAGCGGAACTGTTTGGATTGGATAGGAGAGCCGACAATCCATACTCAACCTTACCTGAATATGCCTGGATCCATTGTGCGAATACAGGTTCAATCAGGATCCGATTCTCAGGTTGACCAAAGGCCATCTGAATGTCATTCCAGACATAAAGACTGAGAGTGTGGAATCCAAGGAAGAGAGTGATCCAACTCAGGTGAGAGATGATTGCCTCTTTGTGTTCCAATACACGAGCCAGGACATTGTCCTTATTTGCTTCTGGATCGTAGTCGCGAATCAAGAAGATTGCCCCATGGGCAAATGCACCACACATCAGGAAGATCGCGATGTATTGGTGGTGGGTATAGAGGGCGGCTGATGTCGTATGATCCTTTGCGATGAAGGCATAGGAGGGCATAGCGTACATATGCTGAGCCACCAGGCTTGTGACGGTGCCAAGAGAGGCGAGGGCGAGTCCCAACTGGAAGTGGAGACTGTTGTTGATTGTGTCATAGAGTCCACGGTGTCCTGCACCCAGGCGACCGCTCGGTGGATTATGTTCATCGAGAATTGCCTTGATAGAGTGACCGATGCCAAACTGTGTCCGGTACATGTGACCGGCAATCACGAAGATACAACCAATAGCAAGATGGTGATGAGCGATGTCAGTCAACCACAATGCCTCTGTCTGTGGATGGAAACCACCCAAGAAGGTGAGGATAGCAGTTCCTGCTCCCTCTGAACTATTAAACACCTGACCTAATGTGTCAGGATTCTGTGCATAGACTCCCCACTTACCAGTAAAGAATGGTACCAACCCAGCAGGGTGTGGTGCCACACTCAGGAAGTTATCCCATCCAACGTGTATGCCACGTGACTCAGGAATAGCGACGTGAACCAAATGCCCAGTCCAAGCGATACTGCTGAACCCAAAAAGAACAGCGAGGTGGTGGTTGAGTCTTGTTTCTGCATCTTTGAACCAGGAAAGTGTAGGAGCGAATCTAGGTTGTAGGTGTAAGTATCCTGCTGCCAGACAAACTGCTGCCAGGAAGAACATGAACCAGGCACCCATCCATAGTTCATTGTTAGTTCTCATTCCAATGGTATAGAACCAATGATAGAGACCAGAGAATGCAATATTGACAGGTCCATCAGCACCTGCCTGTGTGAATGCCCTGGTTGCACCCTCACCGAAGTGTGGGTCAGCAATCGCGTGAGCGATTGGCTTTACATGGAGTGGATCTTGAATCCATTTCTCAAAGTTACCTTGCCATGCAATGTGTAATAGATTGCCTGATGTCCACAATGCAATCACAGCGAGGTGACCGAAGTGAGTAGAGAAGAGTTTCTGATACAGTCTCTCCTCTGTCATATCATCATGACTCTCGAAGTCATGAGCTGTCGCCAGACCGTACCAGATCCGGCGAGTGGTCGGGTCTTGTTGAAGACCCTTGCTAAACTTAGGGAATGTACTTGTCATGATCCCACCACCAGAATGTGTGCGTGGAAGAATGCCCAGGTTGTCACGATACCTCCTAATAGATAGTGTGCGACTCCAACTGCCCGACCCTGAATGATAGAGAGGGCCCGAGGTTGGATTTTGACTGCAATCCTGAGCTTATTGTGTGCCCAGACGATTGACTCAATCAACTCTTGCCAATACCCACGACCCGAGAACAGGAACATGAGAGAGAAGGCAAAGATGAAATGACCTGCCAAGAACATTATACCATATCCAGCCGTGGGAGATCCATAGCTGTTAATCACTTGAACAGATTGTGCCCATAGGAAGTCTCGCAACCATCCATTGATGGTGATTGCAGACTGGGCAAAGTTGCCATTTGTCAGATACTGAACTGATCCATTGTCTCTGACTGCTCCCCATACATCTGATTGCATTTTCCAACTGAAGTGGAAGATAACAATAGAGAGGGAGTTATACATCCAGAAGAGTCCCAGGAAGACGTGGTCCCAGGCAGATACCTGACAGGTACCGCCACGACCAGGTCCATCACAAGAGAACCTGAAGCCCAGTGTGCCCTTATCAGGGATGAGCTTAGAACTCCGGGCATAGAGGACACCCTTCAGGAGAATGAGAGCTGTCACATGGATGGTGAAAGCGTGGATGTGGTGAACCATGAAATCAGCAGTGCCCAGAGGCATTGCCTGCATCGCCACCTTATCACCGACAGCAACCAGATTACCATTGAAGATCTCACTAGCCACACCCACTCCATTAGGGGGTGAGACATGGATGGATTGAATCCATTGAGCAAAGACTGGTTTGATCTGGATAGCATTGTCACTGAACATGTCCTGAGGACGGCCCAATGCTCTCATAGTATCGTTGTGGATATACAGACCGAAGGAATGGAGACCCAACCAGATACACACCCAGTTGAGGTGTGAGATGATTGCATCTCTAGCCTTGAGGACACGATCCAGAACATTATCGACATGTTCTGCTGGATTGTAATCACGGATGAGAGCGATAGCGGCATGTGCCCCTGCTCCCACAATCAGGAACCCACCAATCCAGATGTGATGAGTGAACAATCCAATCTGGGTTGGATAATCAATCGCCATGTAAGGGTAAGGTGGCATGGCGTACATGTGCTGAGCCACGATGATGCTCACTGAACCCATCATCGCCAGATTCAGGGAAAGTTGAGCATGCCAGGATTTTGTCAGGAACTCAAAGAGTCCAACATGTCCTGCTCCAGGGAACAACGCGGGGTCACCTTTGTGTCCTTCTAGGATCTCCTTAAGTGAGTGCCCAATGTTCCAATTTGTCCGATACATGTGTCCTGCAATGATGAACAGGACTGCGATTGCCAAGTGATGATGAGCGATGTCAGTCATCCATAGACTGCCAGTGACAGGATTGAGACCTCCATTGAAGGTCAGGAAGTCACTGAAAGCGCCCCAGTTGCCACTAAA